AGAGAGACCTTAGATTCAGATTTATCTGATGAAGAAAAGTATAATTTAATTAAAGATAAAGTTGGTGTATAAATTCTGCTACAGAATTGGAATTTATATATATAATAGTAGGTAATTAAAACGATATTATGAAAAAAACTATATTAGATGAGATTAGAGGTTTATTAAACTTCTCAAAGGAGGGTTTGGAAAGCTTTATTGATGTCACTACTGATGATAAAACTATCAGAGTTGAAGGTGATGTATTAACTGTTGGTTTACCTGTTTTTGTATTAGTAGATGAAGTTGCCACAAAGGTTGAAGATGATTCAATTGATGGAACTTATGAAACTGAGACTCAGACTTTTGTTGTTGTTGGAGGTGTTATCACTGAAGTAATGGATAAAGTTGTTGAGGAAGCTCAAGAGAACTCCCCTATGGACTTAGAAATGGAAGCTGAAGTTGAACCTACTAAGGTAGAAGATATGGAAGAAGCTGTTGAAGAAGTAGGGGTAGATGATGAGATGACCTTAATGAGAGAAACTATTGCATCTTTAACTAATAATATTGAAGAGTTTTCTGCTAAGTTGGAAGAATTTGATATTAAAGGATTAGCTAAAAGAACAGCAGATTTGGAAGCATTAATTGGTGAAATGATATTAAAACAAGAGGGATTTTCAGGTTCATTAGAAGAGTTTGCAGCTATTACCCCTTATGACAGGAGTAAAACTTCAAATAAATTTAAAACAGAAACAATTACAGATAGTTCTAGTAATTTAGATGCTATTCGTAATATTAGACGCAAATAAAAAAAAATATAGAAAATGGCTTTAAATGTATCAAATTTAACAAAGTACACTGATGAAACATCAGGTGCTTTAATTAAAGAAGCAGTATTGAAAGGTAGAACAGTTGCTACTGTAACAGTTCAAGGTGGGATTAAACACAAAGAAACTATCAATACAATTGCTTCAGGATTGACAGCTCAAGCAGGTGCTTGTGGTTGGAATGCAGCAGGTACAACTATCTTAGACCAACGTACAATTCACGTACACCCAGTTAAGATTAATGAACCTATTTGTTTAAAGGATTTAGAAGACTATTATACTTCTACTATGATGAACCCAGGTTCTTACAGTGAAGATATCCCTTTTGAAGAGATTTTTGCAGATAACAAAAAAGAGAAGATTCAGGCTTTGATTGAAGACTTAATCTGGAGAGGAGATATCGCTAGTGGTAGTGGTAATTTGGCTTTGGCTAATGGTCTTGTATTATTGTTGGATACTGATATGGATTCTGCTTATGAGGGTGCTTATACAGTTTCTACTTTTGGTGATAATGCAATTGATATTGTAGATGAGATGATTGGTAAGTTGAATGAAGAAGTAATTGACAAAGAAGATTTGACTTTGTTTATGTCTTATGCAAATTACCGTACTTATGCAAAAGCTTTGAGAGATGCTAACTTGTTTCACTATACAGGAGCAGAAAGTCAAGGACAGTCTTTTTCTCAAGTTCACCCAGGAACTAATGTAACTGTAATGGCTACAAAAGGTTTAAAAGGAACAAATAGATTGGTTTTATCTCCAGCATCTAATGTAGTAGTTGGTACAGATTTATTGAGTGATGCAGAAGACTTTAAAATCTTCTATTCTCAGGATAATGATGAAGTACGTTTCTTGGCTAAATTTAAAGTAGGAGTTCAAGTTCAGTTTATTGACTATGTTGTTTATTACACAGGGTCGTAAATAAGATTAAATATGATACCTTGCTAATTAAGTGAGGTATTATATTATTTATTAAAAAGTAAAAAATATATAAAGATATGGCGTGTTTAGTAGAAAATGGATATGTCTTAGGCTGTAGAGATAATATAGGTGGAGTAAAAAAAGTATTAATCGGTAACTTTGATGCTGATGCTGAATACACTTTTACAGACGGAGATATTACAGCTACGACTAGTGCAGTATCATATCAGACTTTTGAACAAGAAATGGAAACTGCTACATTTAATCAAACAGGTACTTTTTCTACAGAAAATGGAACTGTTTTTTATACACAAGATGTAGGATTAATTTTTCACAAAAATAATACAGCTTCAAGAAATACATTAATTGTATTAGCTCAAGCAAATTTAAGTATTATTGTTCAAGACCAAAGAGATGAATATTGGTTAGTTGGAATTGCAAATGGTGCTAGAGCAACAGCAGGTGCTATGAATACAGGTAAAGCTTTTGGAGATATGAATGGTTCAACAATCACTTTACAAAGTAAGGAAGCATTACCAGCATACAGAATTGCTGATATTAGTGTTTTTACTGTAGCATAACCCTAATTCATAATATAAAAACTGAAACCCCTGGATATATTTATTTATATTTCAGGGGTTTTTTTATTTAAAAAAAAAGTTAATATGATTCTTATAAAACAAGATGATTTATCATCTATAAACAGACCTTTTTATCTAACACCTACTGTGGCAGTACCTTTGTATGCTATATCAATATCACATAAAGGAACAGATAACAATTTAACTTTTGCTTTAACTGATATATCTGTAACTGATGTATTTCAACTCTTTAGTTTTAGCACAGTAAAGACTACTTTACAGGCAGGAAGCTATGATTATAAACTTTATCAGGTTGAAGTTGTTGGTATTATTGATGCTACATCTATCTTATTAGAAGTAGGTTTGATGGAAGTTATTGGAGAAGCTATTTGTGTAGCAAATGATATTGCATATTTAGAGAATGAAGGTGATATTAGTTATTATAACTGTGGCAGTTAACTAACACAAAAAGGAAAAAATAATATATAGAAGTATGGAACTAAAGATATTAAATTTTGATAAAGAGGTACTTAGACCAGAGTTTAAGACTTCTAAAAATGGTAAATGGATAGAGTATGGTGCAGATAATAACTACCCAGCCTATCTCTTAGACGTATTCCATAATAAGAGTAATAAACATAAGGCTATCATCTCTAAGAAAGTTGATATGACTAGTGGTAATGGTTTTGTTAAGCCACAAACTGCTGAATTAGATGCTTTTATTAAGAACAAATGGAACAGTAGTGACTTAGAACAAATATCAGTTAGGTTAAACTATGACTTAGAAATAATGAATGGTTTTGCTATGTTTATAAAGTGGAGTATTGATGGTAATAGAGTAGTTGAGGTTGAATGGTTACCATTCCATAAATGTAGATTAAGTGAATGTGAAACAAGGATTTTAGTTTCTAAGGATTGGGGTAATATTAGAAAGTCAGAGAATAAGCCTGTAGCTTATCCTAGATTTAATCCTAAATCAACAAGAGAAAAAGAAGATAAAACACAGGTTTACTATCACGTTGAATTAAGTAATGGGATTGACTATTATCCTTTACCTTATTACAGTTCTACTTTGAACTGGATTGAGTTAGATTATGAGATTTCTAACTTCCATTTAAGCTCAACAAGGAATGGATTTAATCCTTCTTTTATGTTGAATGTAGCTACAGGTATTCCTAGTCCTGAAGATATGGACACAGCTTATAGACAATTAGAGAGAAAGTTTGCAGGAACAGGTAATGCTAGTAAAATGTTAGTCACTTATAGTGAAGGAAAAGAGCAAGAACCAACATTAACTCCTATACAAGCTAATGACAGTGATGAAAGGTTTATATTGATACATAAAGAGATGATTACTGAGATATTTATTGGACATTCAGTTACTTCTCCTATGTTGTTTGGTATTCGTGAAGCAGGTTCATTAGGTGGTAAGTCAGAGTTACTTGAAGCATTAGCTATATTCCAATCTACTTATATAAGTGGTAAGCAAACTATTATAGAAAAAGAGTTAAATAAGATTGCAGCTTTTGCAGGAGTAACTGAAGAGTTAATTCTTAAAGATTATTCTATAGATTTTAACTCTATAACAGAAGAAATAAAATAATAAACAAAGATGGGATTAATTCTATTAACAAATGCTGATAATATTAAGAGAAATTCAGCAATACAAAACAGTGTAGATGATAAGTTGATTGTGCCTTATATTCAAAAGGCACAGTTTACCCATATTCATCAGATTTTAGGTACAGACTTATATGATAAGTTACTTTTGGATGTAAAAAACACACAGGTTGCAGGTAACTATAAGATTTTATTAGATAAGTATGTTATACCTTGTTTAATTGAGTGGACTGTGTATGAGGTTATGCCTTTTATATCACTAAGATTGGACAATAAATCTATAACAAAAGGTAACAGTGAGTTTAGTGATGCAGCTGATTTAAGTGATTTAAAGTATCTTAGACAAACAGTGAGAGAATTAGGTGAGTTCTATGATAAGAGGGCTATAAGCTACTTAAAGGCTAATACTAACCTATTTCCAGAGTATTTAATGAATGCAACTAGCGACAAGTTAAAACCTATTCATAATAGGAATTTAATTGGAGGTATATATATTGGTTCAGGAAAATCAAGTGATTGTGATTTTGGTTTGGACTTACCTAGATAAATA